AGTCTTTAATAAGGCTATAGATGATATGATAAAAGATAATGAACGCTAAAAACTAATATTATGCCAGGAACAAGTAAAAAAGGTGGGGGACTAAAAGTCAAAAAAAGCTATAAATCAAAATATGGTAAAAAAGCTAAAAAGAAAAAGTAATGCCTAGCAAAAATGCCCCCTCAAAGAAAAAGTCTTTAGGATATTATGCTAAAGTAAAAAAAGGCAAAGGTACTGGTAAAAAAGCTGGTGGCGGAATGACCGCTAAAGGTGTTGCTAAGTACAGAAAAGATAATCCTGGAAGTAAATTAAAAACAGCTGTAACTACACCTCCTTCTAAATTAAAGAAAGGAAGTAAAGCTTGGAAAAGAAGAAAAGCATTTTGTGCTAGATCTAAAAGTTGGACATCAGAAAGAGGAAAAGCCGCAAGACGTAAATGGAACTGTTAATATTATGAAAAAACTATCACCAAAACAAAAGCGTATTGCCTCAATGGCAAAACCATTTAATAAAATCACAGGAGCTGATTTTAAATTGTTAAAAAAGAAAAAAAGAAAATAATGGCTAAAGATGCATGCTATCATAAGGTAAAAAGAAAATATAAAGTATTTCCATCAGCTTATGCGAGTGGTGCAATAGCTAAGTGCCGTAAAGTTGGTGCAAAAAATTGGGGTAATGGCAGTAAGAAAAAGTAAAAAAGGTGCTAGCCTAAAAAGATGGTTTAAAGAACAGTGGATTGACGTCCGTACTGGCAAGCCATGTGGTAGAACAAAAGGCGAAAAAAGAGGCGTACCATATTGCCGCCCTAAAAAAAGAGTTTCTTCTAAAACACCAAAAACAGCTTCAGAAATGTCTTCAGCTGAAAAAAGAAAAAAAATAGCAGAAAAGAAACGGTTAGGCCAACCGGCTGGTAAACCTAGAAGAGTTAAATCTTTAAAAAGAAAAAAATGAAATCAAAAGGTCTTGGAGATTCAATAGAGAAAATAACAAAAGCAACTGGTATAAAAACAATGACAGAAAAAGTTTCTAAAGGTTTAAATATACCTTGCGGATGTGAAGGTCGAAAAGATGCGTTAAATAAAATATTTCCATATAAAAAGTAAAATTATGATTACAATTAGTTTAATATTAAATTTAGTACTATCATTAGCCTTAGCATACGTTATTATGTTGCATAAAGGCGTAATAAAAGATAAAGACAAAGACTTCAAGGCAGATTCACTTGAAGCTAAAGCCGAAGAAATTAAAGAAAAAGCTGGTATTATTAAAACTAGACTAGCCGAAGAAATTGCAGATATAAAAGAAGCTATTAAAGAAGTAGGAAATCAAATTGATGATATTCCTGACGCTTTTAAAACAAAAAGAAAAGGTAGAAAAAAATAATGTCCACCCCCAAAAAAAAGTTTAAAGAAACAGGGGTTGGTAAATTTTTATTAGAAAAAATACCTAGTGTTGTTGGCGCTATTGCCGGAGACACACCCGTTGGTTCTGTTATTGAAGCTATTATTGGCGGCTCAGGAATGAGCGAAGATGATAAGGAAATTGCTCTTGAAAAACTAAAAGCAGAACGTGCCGAAATAGATGGCACAACCAGAAGATGGGTTGCTGACGCAAGAAGTGGCTCTTGGCTGGCTTCTAACGTAAGACCATTAGTTTTGGTTTTTTTAACAATAAGTTATGTTGCCGGTTGGTATATGGGGTATCCTTTAGATTCTATTACAGGCTTATTATCGATAGTGATTGGAGGATATTTCGGATCGCGAGGAGTGGAAAAAGTTTTTGGCAATAACAAACACAAATAAATAATGGCTAAAATAAGTACGTATTTAATAGACCCAACTATTCAGGATGGAGACAAATGGATTGGTACTGATAGCCAAACTAATAAAACTAGAAACTTTACAGCTCAAGGACTTGCTAATAATTTTAATCAATCTGGTAAAATTGGTGTTGGTGGTCAAATACCTTTTTTATTTTATGCTGGTAGTCCAGCAGGCAGAAGAATTGGTTCAATTTCTTTTGCAGATGGCTACGGAGAAAATACAGCATTTTCAGCAGTATCTAACATTGTAATTAGTAAATCAAATTCAGCAGAAATAAATGTTGAAGATTTTTTAGAATATTTATCTAGTAAAACAATATTTATATATAATTTATCAGATATAAATCAATTTGCTAAATACAATTTAACAACTTTAGTAGAAAGAACGGGGGAGCCCACATTTTTTGATGCTACTTTAAGTTTTCAAGAAGGCAACGGAATACTAGAAAAAAATAAATATTATGGTATTGTAGAAGGCTCAGCTGCAGGAGATAAAGAATTTACTTTCTTACAACAATCGTCTTCTTCTACATGGGTTATAAATCATAACTTAGGAAAAATACCATCGGTTACTGTAGTTGATACACTAGGTAATATAATAGTAGGAGATATAACATACAACAGCACAAATCAATTAACGCTTACTTTTTCAGCAAACATTACTGGAAACGCATATTTAAACTAAAAAAGAAATGGCAATAAATTATTTAAGTAGTATAAATTTAAACAAGAATGAACTTCAGAATGGAGTCATTCACGTTTTAGCTTCCAACCCTAGCAATCCTGTAGAGGGACAGATATACTACAATTCTACCGACCAAAAACTTTTATTCTATGACGGAACAAATTGGATAGATGCATCTGGAGACATCAAAAGTGTAAATACCACCACGACGTCAACTATTAGTGTTACAGATCCTAATGGTCCAAACCCAAGGCTAGATACTATAACCGCAGCTGTAACTAACGGAGGAACAGCTCTTGCTACAGGTGATCAAATATTTGACCATGTTGCAACCTCAATAGGCGGAATAAGCGTAACATTTGATGGAACTGCTAATGAAATTGAAGTTACAACGGATGGCACAGGACAGACTGCTGGAGACGCTGGAACAGTAACTATTGGTTTACCAGACGATGTTACTATCGGAAATGATCTAACTGTTACTAATGACTTAGATGTTGATGGCAGCGTTACTTTAGGTACCACAACTAGTGATTCTGTTCAAATTGCAGGTGATACTATTATTCAAGGTGATCTAACTGTAAATGGTACAACTACAACTGTTAATTCAAATACAGTAGAAATTGGCGACAATATAATTGTATTAAATGCGGATGAAACAGGATCTCCAACTCAAGATGCTGGTATTGAAGTAGAAAGAGGCACATCAGATAACAGAAGTCTCATTTGGGATGAAAGCACACTTTCTTGGAAAATACAACAAAACTCTGGCACTTACGAAAGGCTCGCAACATACGCGGACTCAGTAGAAGATGTTATTGTGCAAGAAACTGGAGCTAGCGGCGTTACAGTTACAGAAACACTTTCAGGCACAGATAACAGAATTAAAACATATGATATTGCAGTAAATCTGAGTGATTTTACTTTTAAAACCTCTATAGGGGATGGTGTTACGTTGGCTTACGGAGTAACGCACAGTTTAGGCACGAAAGATGTTATTGTTCAATTATATGATGTTTCTTCTAATGATACTGTTTATGCAGATGTTGTAAGAAACACAATAAATCAAGTAACTGTAACATTTGCTAGTGCTCCCGCATCAAATGATATAAGAGTACTTATTCAAAAATTATAATTTAAATTATGGCGAATCGTTTCCTGAATAACATAACGATAAATGATGAGTATACGTTACCATCAGTAGACGGTACGACTGGGCAAGCGATTGTTACAGATGGTGCAGGTAATCTTTCATTTGGAACTGTAGCCGCCGGAACAGCTGATGCTGCTCTTAAAATAACACTAACTGTTAAGAATGTTTCTGGAGGAACTTTAAACGCAGGTACTCTTGTTAGAGTTGCACCTACAGCAAATCCCCCATCAGGAAACGTATTAGAAGTGGATGTTGCAGATAATAGTGCTGCTTCTACAATGCCAGCAGTTGGGATTCTTATTGAACAAATCGCAGATGAAGCTGAAGGGGATGCAGTAGCTTTTGGTAGAGCATCAGGGTTTTCTACAAGTGGCTACACAGAGGGAGATCCGATATGGGTTGGAACAAATGGCGGATTCACAGGCACTAAACCAACAGGCACTGCTTTAATACAAAGAGTAGGACAGATAATTAAGGTACACCCTTCAAACGGAAGCATTGAAGTTTTTGGTGCTGGAAGAACAAATGATGTACCTAATATACCTCAAGACCAGCTATGGCTTGGTAATTCAAATGGTGTTGCAACAGCCACAAGTCATACTGTAGAAAACATATCTAATGTAACTACATCTACTAAAACAGATGGACAAGCATTAGTTTGGGATGCAACAAATAACTACTGGAAAAACGGAGACGTTGCAGCCGCTGGCGGTGAGGGAGGGGTAGAACTTTCAATTGAAAGAGATGTAGTAACTGCTACAGCTAATCAACAAGCATTTACAATATCATCTGATATAACAGCATCAAGTAATACACAAGTGTATATTGATGGGGTATATCAAGCTAAAAGTAATTATACTACAAGCGGATCTGTAATCACATTTTCAACAGGAGTTCCTGCTGGAGCAGAAGTTGAAGTTGTACACTTCATATCTGTTCTTTCAAAAGTATATACAGATACATTTACAGGAGACGCTTCTACAGTCGATTTCACGGCTTCTAAGGACGTTTCTGATGAAAACGTTACACAAGTATACATAGACGGAGTTTATCAGTCTAAAGACAATTATACGACTTCTGGAACAACTATCACTTTTTCCACCGCACCTCCAAGTGGTAGCGCAATAGAGGTCGTACATTTTACAGCTGCTACTTATTCAACATTGAATAGTAACCAGTTTACTGGGACAGGGTCGCTAAGGGATTTCGATTTAACACAAGCAGTAGATGTTGATACATCTTTTGTGTTCATACAAGGAGTATATCAAGAAAAAGATCAGTATTCTATAAGTGGAACAACTTTAACATTTGTTACAGCACCATTAAGCGGTTATAGTATTGAAGTTGTTACAGTGGGGACCGTTGCTAATGTAACATCAAGTCCGGTAAATAGCGTCAATACACAGAGTGGTGATGTAGTGTTAGATTCAGACGATATATCTGAAGGGTTAACTAATCTTTATAATCAAACACATACGGGTGATGTAACTGGTTCAACTGTATTAACAATTTCAACCGGTGCTGTAGATTCTACAAAAGTGAATAGTAGTATTATAAAAACTGTTACTTTAACGCAAGCGGCATATGATGCATTAGGGTCGTATGACTCATCAACAATATATATAACAACACCGTAAAAAAAAATATTAATGGGATTTAGAAGCATTGAGAATTTAACAGCTATAGGCAGGGTTTACGATGAAGAGAACCAAGCTTATTATCAAGTGGGCGATGTAATTAAATTTACACTACATAACGGAGGCACTGTTGATAAGACTATAACGGAGGAAAATGTTATGGTTGATGATCCTACAGAAGAAGAAATAAAAGTGGCAACCTTGGCTATTGAAGCTAAAAGATGGAGAGATCAAGAATTAAAAAATACTGATACTTTATCTTTATTAGCTGATCATCCTAATAATACAAATATATTATCATATAGACAAGAGCTAAGAAATTGGCCCAGTACAAGCAATTTTCCGTTAACAAAACCAACATTAAACCAATAATATTATGTCAATTTATTTAGGGAATTTAGAATTAGCTACAGGAGGCGGAGCTACAGGCACAGGCATACCTGTAAATTCATATGCCCCATTTTCGGTAACTACCACAGGTAATCCTGCTGGTTATGATGCTACAACGGGATTATACACACATCCAAACGGAGATTATTGGTTAAAAACTGGTAATACTCTAATTGATAGTGCTAACAACTATCCTAACGCAACAGGAGGACCAGCAGGTATTGTTAAAACAACAACTCTTACAGGTGCTAATGCAGGTGCGTTCAGAGGAGTAGCTTCTGATGGAACTGACTACTTTATAGCACTAGATTTTGGTAATACAATAGTAAAGTTTGATGGAACTACAGGTGCCCAAATTGCTCAAGCTGGAGCTTCCTCAGGAAATGAAAATTATCTTGGTTATAATGCAACTAATAACACGATAATGCGACCCCCTAACACTTTTAGCTATGTCGTGACAGAAGTCACAGCTGCCACCTTGACAGGAACAGGATTTAGCTTTACAACACCACAGGTTACTCGTGGACAACGGCCTATTGCACATAATTCAGACTTAGACGTTTATTACGTTGGTCACGAAACCTCTCGAAGAGTTTATGAATATTCATCTGCTGGTACTTATACAGGTTTTAACTTTAGTGTTGCTACTGAAATTTCCCCTCAACAACTCATAGGGCTTGGATATTCTACTACTTTTCAAAAAATAATTGTAAATAGGGGCAACGGAAGTGCATATGCATACAACACCGATGGAACTTATACAGGAACAAGATATGCAGGACTTCCAACTGCTAAGGGTATAGATGTTATTGGGAGTAGAATAATAAAAGGAAACAATGCTGGTGCAATTATAGAGTATGAAATGAGTAATACTGTTGGAGATGCTACAGCTAGAACAGACCCAGATTCTGGGCAACCGTTATTTATAAAAATAAAATAATTAAAAATAAAAAACAATGGCATTAACTAAAGTAACATCAGCAGTATTAAATGACAATGCTGTATCGTACGATAAACTTGGAAGCGAGTTCACAGAAGCTGCTGCAATATCTGCAAGCGATGTAGACTTTAGCACAGCACAAGTGTTTACAAAAACATTACCAGCTGATGATACATTGACATTTTCAAACGTATCCACAGGAATGGTTAAGGACTTAGTAATAACAGGAGACTTTGCTTTAACACTTCCAGCATCAGTTAAAGTTATATCTGGAACGTATGACGGAACAGTATCAAACCTTATTCAAATAGTATCAACCAACGGTGCAACCGAACAGTGGGCATCAATTAGTCAACAAGCAGTATGATAGCAATACAACACGAAGGAGCGATTAAAAAGTTCACTGCCTTACCAAAAGTATGGACAGATGAAAATGGAACGCATTTAAACATCACAGATGGATCTTCTTATGGATTTTATCCTGTAGTAACGCCTGAGTATAATAATTCAACACAAAACTTAGGAGACATCGAATGGGACGCTGATGCTTCTGTATTCACATACCCTGTTATTGACAAGGTATGGACTCAGACCCTTGATGAGATGAAGGCTAATAAAATAACTTCTTTAAAGTCTATATATAACACTGAGCTTTCTAAAACAGATTGGTATTATATAAGACTTACAGCATTAGAAACAGCAGTCCCGCAAAACGTTATAGATAAAAGAGCACAGCTCAATATAGACTGTAATACACACGAAACAGCAATTAATGCATTAACAACACAAGCAGAGGTTGCGGAATATCAACTACCAAGCTTTATATAATGGTTGGAAAAAGATTAGTTAATACAGGGGGGGCAGCTGCAGCAGCAGGGCTTGACCCTTTACAAAACTTTGAGACTGTAACCTATACAGGAAACGGAGGTACACAAAAGATAACAGGGTATATAAGAAAGGGTGCTGCTTTTAATGGGAGTAGTAGTAAGATAGATTTGCCTAATAGTATAGTTACAGGAGAATTTTCTTTAAGTGTTTGGATTAATACTTCAAATATAACAACTGCAAAGGCTATATTTGATTTTGAAAATACTACTTATAATGCTGAAAGTTTTATACAAAATGGGTTTGTTTATTTTAGGATTTTTAGTTCAGGAACAACATATTTCTTTTTACAATCAACATTAGGAGATATATCTATCAACACTTGGCATAATATAACTTATGTTTTTCCAAACACTACTGATACTAATGGATGCAAAATTTATATTGACGGTACGGAAGCAGCATCAGGAACATCATCAGCAGGAGGTTTAAATTTAACTTCAACGTCCCAAGTAATTGGTGC